CTATAGTAACTGTAATGCTAGAGCCAAGAGTAACAGAATACCCAGTTGCTGTTAACAAGCCACCCGCACCGCCACCGCCACAAGCGGAATAACCACCAGTAGAAGTACAATTTCCACCACCACCCCCGCCAGCCACGACAAGGTACTCCACCTGCGTTACAGGTGAATTGATTCCAGTCAAACCAGCGGAAAGAACTCCGCCAACTTTAGTAAGAGACATGAAAGCCTCCTATTAGGTTGGGACTGTGCCCGTGATGGACTCTAATGTGACCGTGAAGTTGATTGCGCTTGCGGTGCCGGGGATCACGCCCACAGACTGACCATCAGTAATGTAAAACGATGTCGTTTTATCAACCAAAATAACTGATGAGTTTGGTGGAACGCTGACCTGATACGCAATGTAGTACAGCGTACCGCTTGCAAACGTAGCGTTGTTTGCAATAGCAAGACTAGCTGTAGCCGCAGAAGATGTCACGTTAGAAGCCACAACGCTTGTGATGCGGTTTACAGTGCCAGAGGCTGGCGTCAAACCAGTCACTGCTGTGCTTGTGTTTGTAATAAAAGCCGCATTACCCGCCGCTTGTGATGTGGAAGATGGCGTAACGTAAGCACTAATGCCAACGATCTGCGTTACGCCTACGATGTTTGTATTTGCCATGTTGACTCCTTAGAACCCGAAGATCATCGCCATCGCGATGGATTTGCCTGTTGAAATGCCAGCAGTTCCCCATTCGGGTGCTGTAGCGCCGCTATTCATAACCAATGCCTGACCAGCCGTACCTTTAGCCAACCGCACGTTGTCTGTGCCGTTGTAGTAAATTGTATCGCCTTGGGTTGTTGTAGGAGCCAACGCATCAAATGCTGCTGTAGCTGTAGTCTGTCCTGTACCGCCGCTTGAGATGGGGACTGTGCTGATGGGAAGGGTAGACCCAACTTTGACAAAATCAGAGCCATTCCATGCCGCCAAACATTTTTCTGCAGCAGCAATCGTAATGCCTGTTGTAGGTCCAGTGACACCTTTCAATACAACCGCAGCATCGGATTGGTTGTCAACAATATAGGCCTTGCTTGAATTAGGCGCTAAGATATTTCTAGAAACCCCCGGAGTACCCGTTGGAATCAAAATCGCTTTACGTGCTTCATTAGAAGCACCTGATCCTGTTGTAGAAAGTGTCCAGTTACCGGAAGTTACACTCGCTGTTGCTACACCCGCAATCGCATCTTCTTCAAGCTGCGTAATAGAGTTATTGACGGTGTCGCCCCACGTACCGGACAGTTCTCCGGTAACCGGAAGGGCAAAACCCAGTAGTGTTGTATATTGCGTCGTCATTTAAAACTCCTAAGTTGGAATATCTGTCCATCCGGGGTTTTGTGTGGTATCCACATCGCCCCAACCCGGTGTCTGCGAATCATTAATCACTGTCCACCCCCGAATAAATACAGTTCCAATTTGTCCAGTACCTTGCACCCCAACTGGGATTACAGTGTCGCTAACTTTAACTGAAACTGTGCCTACCTGTCCAGTGCCTTGAACGCCAATTAAGGTTTTAATTACCTTTGCAACCGCTGTTCCGACACTACCCGTACCTACTACACCTGTTGGTGTTGCTCCGCCGTTATAAACAAGCGTTACGCTGCCAACAGAACCTAAACCTTGAACACCCGTTGGGATAATGGTTTCGCTCACATTGATTTGAACGCTACCAACATTACCCGTACCCAATACACCGGCTGGTGTGAACTGCACATACGGAACTGTAGTACCTACAGCGCCTGTGCCCTGAACCCCAGTAACCGTGATTGTTCTACCAACTCGAAGAATTGGCGTACCAATCTGACCCGTGCCCTCAACACCAATCGGTATGATGAAATCATCAACGTTGACTTCAAAGTTACCAATCTGTCCAACACCCTGCACACCCGTTGGCGTGTAAACGACTGTAGCCCTTACATCACCAATAGACCCACTAGCCGACACGCCCGTGAGCGTGAAATTAACTTTTGGCAGGGTTGTTCCAACCGCACCCGTACCAGAGACGCCTGTAGGAACAAACGTAACCGATACCGAAATACCCACCGTTCCAACCGCACCTGTACCTTGTACAGAAATACTGCCAGCGCCCCATGGAGAAACGCCCCAGCCTTGGCTACCCCAGCCGTCAAGCGGGACAACTACGCCTTGCCCGCCCCAGCCGTTGTCACCCCAAGCATATTCGCCCCATGAAGACACTTCAACTCACTTACGCAATACGAATGATCGCAGTTGCAGCAGCCGCAGTTGGAAATTGAATCGTGAAGTCACCAGAACTTACTTGCTGGTCGCCACCAAAGCTCAAAACCGCACAAGCTGCACCAGAAGCTGTAGAGTTGTAAATCAACGCACCGCTGGTAGTGAACGTTGCAGAAGACCATGTGGTGTCTGAAAAGTCACAGATAGCAGTTGTGCCGTCAGCCACAGGGGTGACAGAAACTAATGTATTACCGGGGCGTGTGTAGCCCGTTGCCGTAGCCAACTCATCTGCACCCATCTGGGAGTAGTTGGTCGTAGCCGCGCCGTATGTGCCAGAGCCAGCAGCAGTGGATACAAACAAGGCAATCTTGAATGTGTCGCCCGTGCTGGCCGTAAAGTTGTGAACGGCTTTAAGGATTTCTACCTTGAAGCTGGTAGGCATTGCCGTAGTGATAGTGATAGCCATGTTATATCTCCAAGAGAGTTACAAGTTCAGAATGCCCCGCTTCGCGGAGTTTGTTAGCCAGAGTCGTATTATTAGACTCAATTGCGCGTTTCATGTAGAACACCAACACACCACGGATGTGTTCACGAAAGGCTTGAGCCTGATCGCGAATGGCCGGGTGGGACTGATCCCCAACATAAATGATTTTATTCAGGGCTTGCTCTGCAAGTTCTTCTGGCGTAAACCCACGATGGCTCACAGTGTGAACCATTACATCGCCAATAGTACCTGATGATGTTGCTGAAAACATTAGTTTGATGACCTTATTAAAGCTGTCGAGGCCGTATTAGCAGGCATCGTAATATTAAATGTTGTGGTTGAAGTCTTGTCAGACCCAAAGTCCAGCACGGCCACAGACTTGTTTCCCTGAGTTACGTTATAAATCAAAGCACATCTAGCTGTTAATGCGGCAGTCCACGATATATTAGGAAACCCAACATAAGCCGTGTATCCAGAGGATGCCACAGTAATAGGCGTCAAAATAGAACCACCAGCTGTGTAACCGGATGCCACTACTTCATTGGTAGAAGAGTAGATTGTGGTTGCTTCGTTTAGATCTGCGCTGGCCGTGTACAAAGCAATCTTGATAACGTCTGTCGTAAGATCGTGAATGCCTTGATACAGCTCGGCCTTGAAGCTTGTGGTCTGGGTTTGAACAATACTCATGAGACTGCAACCCTAACTTGACCATCGCGGTAAGCATCCGCACGTTGTTTGCCATCACCCAAGTTCTTGAGCAGAGCCATAGCCTGCACATAGCGATCTTGAGCCAGTTTCATCATGTCAGGCTCTTGACGCATATAAACAAACGCTTCGCAGATCGTGCCATACAACAAAGCAGAATCAAAGTTATCACCCAGCCATGTAGTTGTAGCGGTAACGATAGACTCTGGATAGTAGTAATAATGCAGTTCAGCCTTGTATGCGGAACTTGGTGTAGGGCCAACAATAAATGTTAATTCATTTACATCTGCGGATTGTGGGCCAAAGATGGCGTAATGTTTAGGCTCAGATGTAAGTGCTGTTAAAGGATATGCTTCACGGATGAAGTTTACATCTTTATTAAGCAAATAAAAGTAATCGCCTTGAAACGTCACCGTGGTGTTAACCGTGCCGGTGTTTAGCTCAGTTAATGTGATGGTTGTTCCTGAGATGCTACGCACCAGAGCATTGGTTCCAATGTTGGTTCCAGTAACTTGCTGCCCCCTAGCAATACCCGTGGTGCTTGCTACAACAATTGTTCGCTGACCAGATACGCCAGTTGCAGTTGTGGTGTTGTAAGGGTACAACGCAATACTGTATGTAGACAAAAAATCTGTGGGGCACGAAAGATACTTATTGCCGGTAGTCAAAGTGCCTGTCACATTCTTTCGCAAGTTAGCAATTTGCACCGTGTTATAGATGCGTTGCTCCGCCTGACGGATAAATATATCCATATCAGTGGTTGGGAAAGTGTTTTCGCAGTAGTCGCTTACTGCGGTAACAAGCTGACTGTAGTTCATGCCATTGGGCCTCTACTCATTAAACCTTTGGTGGCCGCGCCAGTACCGCGCATCTTAATGCCAGAAGTCTTGGGCTCGCCACCATTAGATTTGTTGATATTACCAACAGTCATCTCTACTGTATCCGCACGGCTCATGTTCTTACCAGAGCCAGGATTCTCTTTAGCAGCGACTTTCTCGCCCTTCATAGTGTGCGGAGGAGCGTAGACCTTGGCATCACCAACCTCTTTACCCATCATCATTTTGCTGTATTTAGCCATGTTAGCCTCGCTTTTGTGCGGCAATCTTTGCCAAATTACGACCCATAGTTTTCATGTCAGAGTTAGTTTTACCCTTACCCTTACCTGTTCCGCCTTTTGTCTCTTTTGCAGAAGGGCCGCTGTTAGGATAGATGTGAACATCTGTCTTACCTTTTTTAGCGACTCCGTCTGCTGATCGTGTATATGCCATGTTTAGCTCCTATGAAACTGTTATCGTAACTGTACCAACTTCTGTCGTTCCAACCAAGTAGTTTGGCGTTAAATATGTATCATATTCTCTTGCCCCACCTACTGGTGCCCAACCCCACTGAATGTCTCGCGAACCACCTGTTAGATTACCCGCAGCATTCAAACCAGCCGTCACATACGTTGTGTCTGGCCGTGGCTGATACAGCGCCTGTGGATCATAAACAGGATACATACCCAGCTGCAACTGCGGCTGATCTGGATCCCAACAAGCTTCACAAACTTTAAGCTGATAAAGCTTGGTCTTGATGACCTCCATCTTTAACTGCTTTAACTTGTAGCGCTGTCCACACCGATCACATTCGGCAATAGCATACTTACCGGATGCAAAAGGAGTTGCCATTAAGTACCACCACCAATGAATGCTATACGAGGCACCAACCTCAATGTAGCCTTCTCGCGATCTTCTTGAGCCGCTAAAGCATATTGTTCGTCATAGACCCGTTTAAGCATATCCAGACGGCCTTGTAACTCAGGCACCTTCATGGCTATGTAGTAGGCTAATCCAGCCACTACACATGGCAGGAAGCGGAAATTCATATCGGATGTCTGTATACCAGCACCAGCGTCTTGGATGCGGCGCATTCTGTAGTACACAAACTGGTATTGTTGTGAGTTATCGGGTGTAGGCCATACAGTCACAGCGGGAAGCTGGGGCACAAACACCGCCGTTCCATCTGCTTGAGCAGCGGCTGTCGTATTGTTCTGGCCACGAAATACGCCGCCCAGCACATTACCACTGATATATGTGTAGTAAATGTCTTCTGTACCAAGGCGGATGAATCCAGAGCCGGCTAACCCAACCACCGTACTAAGCGTGATCGTTGTGGCCGTGGACGTAATTGCACCATCAAGAACAGCGGCAGTAGGATTAGTTTCACCAGAAAGACGCTGAATCCATACTTGGATGGGACGCCCCTGAACCAGCTTGTTAGGGATCGTTGCATATGTAGACACACTTATTCGGGTAATACTTAAGTCGGCCTGAGTAGATGCGTTGTTAGCTTGCGTCCTAATCACATGATCTAGCAGGTCAATTGTATCTGTAGGCAGGGCGTATGTGGCCAGTCCCGGAGTCAGGGTAATTGTCCCTGTCTCAATCGTCCACATATTGATGCCGCGATTAGCCCACTCAATGGTCATCAGGTTAAGAGAACGGCGAGCTGTGCGTAGGTCATAACCAGTACGCATCTCTCGGCCAGCTCTCTCCCACGCCTCTTCAGCGAGCTCGGTGAACTCCATGTTGAAGGCTGTGGTTCCTGTAGTGGTCATTTCTTAGCAGTCTTAGCAGAGTTAATAAATGCTTGAGCAGTAGGTGCACCCTTAGAGCCGGGCTTACGCATCTTCTCTTTAGAGCCAGCCGCGATACGTTTTCTCTTGGCGTTAATGTTGGCATACAAGCCAACTGGGCCACCATCAGCGTACTCAGTAAAGTCAGTGTCATCCCTACGCTCTTTGCGTACACCTTTGGGCATTTTTGAGGCGCGCATAGCGCCCATTCCACGGCTAGCCATCATGATTTAACACATCTTTCCGCGCGTTTTACCGCGCTGTGCAATACCATCACCACGACTGGAGGCTGTCATACCGCCACCGGCCTTTTTAACAGTCTTCTTGGGTGCAGCTGAACGGCCATCAACGTCTTGAGGTGGCTTCATACCTTCAGTAAAGATGCCACGATTCATTTTGCGCTCATAGTCAGCCAATTCTTTAGCTGTGGGGCCGCCTTGACCACCACGGCCAGCACCAGCTTTTTCTCGAAGTCTGTCTTCGAGCTCAAGCTCCATGTCGGTAGAACCGCCGTATACGTATGGATCTTCACGCATATCAGCTCCTTAACAAGCGCCGCCGCCGCGCATTTTGACTTGCATGGCTTTGGTTTTGCCTTTGGTAGCAATACCATCGGCGGATTTTGTAAAGCCACCCTTGGCCAACTTGGTCATAGCCGCACCTTTGTGCAAACGGCCTTCGTGTTTGTTGACGGCTTTTTGCATCATAGACTTGTCCATTTTGACGTCTTTATGTGCCATGCCGCCTTTAGCCATCTTGCCTTTACCGTCACCAACAAAAGCAGGCTTACCGTCTTTCATAGGCATACCGCCGTCTGCGTATCCACCCATATTCATCTTTTTCATATCGCCACCTTTAGAAAATTTACGGCCCCTGTCGGCCTCATTAAAGTCTTTACCCACAGACTGTGGGACGCCTGCTTTCTTGGCAAACGCTGGGTTATGAGCCACCGCCGCCATGAAATTATGTTGAGCTTTACTCTTGCTTGGCATTATCGCCCTTGCCGAATAAGCTGGTCAATCTTTTCTTCAAGCTTGTTAAAGCGTTGGTCAATGTGACTTGTAATGCGGTCAACTTCTGCTTGAGTAACATTATCACGGGCAACCTCCTCACGGGTTTTGTTGAGCAATATGGTGATGCGAGCCAGCTCTCTGAACTTCTCATTCATCATGTACCCTAAAAGCAATATTAACAGTGTTAATATGCTTGACCATACTACATTTAAATCTAGCACATCCGGCCTTTGGTCTTTCCGCGCTGGGCTATGCCATCACCGCGACTAGAAGCTGTTGGTTTGGCTTTTACTTTACCGCCTTTTTTCATTCCTTCTGGCATTTTCCATTCGCCAGTTGACGAATCCCAAGATGCTTTTCTTGGTTTAATTACGTTGTAACCGGGCGTTTCCATCTCAGCAGGGAAAGCACCGGTTTTACCTTGTGGACGATTAGCTTCTTGAAATCTATCGTAGTCGCCAATGTCTTTATTTCTTTGACCTCTAGCCGAACCAAAGGCATCATTAGCTTCTTTTGCGTCTTCTGGTTTTGGTTTAAACCCAAACCCTGCGCCTCTTGCATCACCACGTTTGTATGCTTCAAGACTTTGTTTATAGCCTTTTTCAGCTTGTTTTTTTTGCATTTCAGCAATATCTGCGCGGTTTCTTTCTATTGCATCAAGATCTTCTTGAGTTTTTACGCGAGCAGTACCTTCTGGCATAGGCTTTAACCCACCAGTAACTTTACCTTCTGCATCTATGCTTACGCGCCGTGAATTTTCAGCCATGTTAGTTCCTTAACATTTCCATTTCTTTAACGCTTTATTGATCCGTGAGTCTGGATCTTTTGCCGTCTTTGGACTTGTTAACTTCGATTTCATCCCTTCCATCCTCGCACAAAAAGAGTCCTTGCGGGAGCCTCCTTCCGGCTGGGGAGGTTTCAAGTTCATACCTTGCTTTTTGGCGGAGGCGCGTCCCTTGGCATTTAAGCCACCAGTCGGACTCTTTCCCTCTTTCCTCTGCCATGCTGGGCTCTTAGCCATAGAACACCACTGCCGTAGTTGCAGTACCGGATACAGTTACGTGTATATCAGTTAGGCAAAGAACACCTTCACCGGGGATTACTACATTAAATGGAGTTCCCGAAGCGGTTGTCGCAGTAGAAAATACCACTGTGCCGCTTGCGCCCCCATCTCTTATTACCACAGTGCCTGCGGCAGAGCCGGGTGTTACAACAACACCTTTTAAACGGGTTCTCCCGCTAAAAGCTGTAGCCGTAGCCGATATGTAAGCACTTTTAACGTCTGTTTGCATCATGATTTGATGCTCCTAATTAGGATGGTGTAACAGCAGTCGTGCCGTCAGCGTTCACCCAAGTGCTAGTGGCTGTAGCGCCAGTAGCAATCTTTAAAGTACCCAAAGTGGTGTTAAACACAATAGTACCTGCGGCTTTACCTGAAGTATTTACAGAATCTGTAGCGTCAGCAATTTGTGTAGTTGTAGCAGTGCGGAGCTGAATGTAGCCTGCGGTTGCGTCTACGTTGCCTGTCACTGTACCTGTGACGTTGCCAGTGATATTGCCTGTGACAGCGCCAATAAAACCATTTGTGGACGTTACTGGGCCGGAGAAGGTGGTCGATGCCATGATTTTTCCTTACATACAAGTTAAGTGCATCAGTCTGTATGTCGTCAGCCGGGACTGTCTAATGCACCGGAAAACCCGGAATAAAGTCAATATACAACAAAATAAAAGGGGGCACAAGGCCCCCCTTCAAATATTTCCAAAGAAATATTAGGTTGAACCGGAAGATCCAAACATGCCCAATGGGTCAGACCAGCCAAAGCTATAACGCTCACGGGCCTTGTAACGAACGTTGCCAGTGTCAAAGTCACCGTCCATCTTGTTCTCCAAAGGAGAGCGGATGAAGTGCTTCAAACCGTTAGGCACGTCAGTACACAAGAACCAAGCGTTTGTGTCTGTCAAGTAGTTGTTGACTGTGTAGCCTTCAGGGATAGAACCGT